TTTGTTTGTCTTTGGCTGGCTCACGTATTTTAATATTACTCCGGTCTTCCGGCTTTTCTTTTTTTTTGCGCGTTTTTTTCTCAGAAGAAGTTTTAAATAAATTCGGATTAATAGAAATTGTCTTATTCATTGGAAATGCGTTGTTTATAATTTATTCTATATTATTTGTGTAAATTAAACCTAATTATTGATCAATTTATACATACAATCCCATTATTTCAACTTCTTTTTCATTCTTTTTCATATGTGTTTTAAATATCTTCATACCTTCAGACATATCTTCAGTTGTAATTTGTTTCCGTAGGGAACTATCCTTACCATAAACACGTCTTCCATGGGCAATCTTGGTATAAGAGAATAATAATTCGATATCTCTACCGAAATGTTTGAATAAATCATGATTTTTGCGAAACCATGTAATCATTTCCTTATCATCTATACAACATTTCCAGTCGTTTTCCTTAAACTTCTTCAAACAGATATTCATCAATTCGCGATGATTATACGGTTCAATCGCAAATCTCCATATAAATCTAGATTCCATTCCAGGGTTCGCTTTAAAAAATGTTTGATTCAGTTCTTTTTCATACCCTGCTACAATCACCATAATATCCCCTTTATGATCACTTAATGCTTCACATAGGGTATCAATACATTCGCGCGAAAAACTATCTCCAGAGTAATCATTGGCTAAAGCATATGCTTCATCAATAAATAAACATCCGCCAATACACTCCTCGATTACCTTTTTGGTTTTGATCGCAGTTTGTCCAAGATATCCGGCTACCATATCACTGCGTGTAACTTTTTTAAAGACATTATTTTTTAAAATACCGAGTTTCGAATACATTTTTCCTAATATTGTTGCTATCTCAGTTTTACCCGTCCCGGGGGGACCACACAAAACTGTATGCATAAAATCAGGATCTTTACCACCATGCAAATTTTGAACAAAGTATAATAATTGATCTACAATATCATTTTTAAAAGATGTTAAACCAATCATATTGTCCAACAAGATTAGTTCTTCTTTAATTTGTACAAGAGCTTTTAGATCAATATTATATTCGGTATCTTCACAATATTCGTTATCTTGGATTACTTTCAAAATATCTTGGAAACATCTTATATTCACATCAATGGTTTGTTTTTTCGTAATTTCAACTTTTTGCTTATCTGATACATTCGTTTTTCCATTAGACGGAGGTTTAATGTTCAATATTGTATCCGATATCATATCCGATAAAATGGTGTTTTGATGTACTGTATCATTTGAAGCCATTTCATTTACATGGAATGGAAAAATGCTGGGTTTTGTATCATGTGAAAATAAATTATACCCTGATTTTGTCGTTGTTATAGGTACAAGTTTATGAGTGTAACCACTAAAATGCGATGAATTGTAATTATTTGTAGCAAAATGGTGGTCAGATGCATACAACAAATTTTGTAAATGTATATTATCGACGGCTGCTATTTTTTTCCGTTCATCCAATAATTCAACGAACTTTTTCACGTTCATTTTGCGAAATATAGAAACATATCAAGTCGATTATTTAATATGTTTTATAATTTGTCTATGAAACCAGATGTATTGTATATTTCAAAACAATCTAAAAAATTGATTCTCTATTTATATTAAGTTCGATTCATAACCCATTTTATTTATAATGTCTTCTATTTCGTGTGAAGCTGCTCAATACCCACATCAAATTATGGTGGATAATTCTACTTCCAATGTTGATCCGATGAATTCCGTCAAAAAGGGGAAAACAGTTCGTATCCGTAGGCCCAAAAAGGCTGCTCTGTCTCAATATTCGGATATACTTGAAGTTCAACCTAAGGAAAAGTCTGATCCCACTATAGCCGTCGAAAAAGAAGTATTATCTCATCTAGGTTCTTACACAGAAGAGCCGTATCATATTGTTGAATCCTATTTTGAAGGACAACATTTAGAACGATTAGTTCGACATCAAATTGAATCCTATAATCATTTTATCAATTACCAAATTCAGAGGACAATACAGATGTTTAATACAGTGAATATTCGTTCTGAAAATGATTATGTTACTGAGCACGACAAATACTTATTGGAAGCAGATATATCATTTTCAAATTTTAAATTGTATCCACCTCAAATTTATGAAAATAACGGTGCGACCAAATTAATGTTGCCGGATGAAGCTAAATTGCGTAATTTCACATATGCATCTACAATGACTGTTGATGTTGATGTTGTTTATACTGTGAGAAATACGGAAGAAATGGACACGCCTAAAATCATTCGACGCACTTTACCTAAAATCAATATTGGTAAGATGCCTATTATGTTAAAATCATCCATATGTATATTAACTCAACACCAGTATATTCACCCATCTTTCACGGGTGAGTGTGAAATGGATTGTGGTGGATATTTCATTGTGAAAGGATCTGAAAAAACGGTATTGGGACAGGAACGTGCTGCCGAAAATCGTGTATATTGTTTTGATGGTAAAAATACGACAAAATGGACATGGTATGCTGAAATTAAATCGGTTCCTGATTTCAAATGTATTTCACCGAAACAAATCGAGATGATGATTGCGAGTAAAAACAATGGGTTTGGTCACGGTCTTTACATTCAAATACCCCGTGTAAAACAACCAATTGAGTTGTTCGTACTGTTTCGTGCATTGGGTGTAATGAGTGATAAGGAAATATGTGAATATATATTGCTAAATTTGGATGATGATAAACAAGTCGAGCTGTCTGATTGCTTACAAGCATCAATCATTGATGGGAATAAGTATATGACCCAGGAAGACGCTCTTGCACATATTACATCCTATGTAGCATATACACCCATGAATATGGAGAAGGAACAAGGTCAGATTAAGAAGCGTGAGTTCGCATTGGAGGTATTACACAATGATCTCTTCCCACATTGTACAACAATGCCTCAAAAATTGTATATGATTGGTTATATGGCTAGAAAATTGCTACAAACTAGTTTAGGTTGGCTTCCACCAAATGATCGAGACTCGTATTTAAACAAGCGCATTGAATTGACCGGTACGCTACTAAATAATTTGTTCCGTAATTATTTCAATAAATTGGTCAAGGAAATGCAAAAACAAGTTATTCGTGAAATTAACAATGGTTCGTGGCGTTCTTCCGAAGACTATGAGAATATTATTAACATGACGAATATTTACAAGATTATGAAATCGACCACTATTGAAAATGGTATTTCACGTGCATTATCAACCGGCGATTTCAGTATTAAGCAGTCGAATAGCAGTAAGGTTGGTGTAGCACAAGTACTTAATCGATTGACGTATGTTGCTAGTTTGAGCCATTTGCGTCGTATTAATACACCATTGGAAAAAAGTGGCGAGTTGATTGCACCTCGTAAATTACACAATACAACATGGGGATTTCTCTGTCCAGCAGAGACACCGGAGGGGCAATCGATTGGTGTAGTAAAAAACATCAGTTATATGGCGCATCTAACTATTCCAACAAATAGTTCTTCCCTGCGCGATTATGTAATGCCCGAAATCACAAGTGTAGATAATGCAAAACCACACGAGTTGCATAACAAGGCGAAGGTTTTTGTAAATGGTGCATGGGTTGGTGTAACAGACAAACCCGTCGAATTTTACCAAGATATGAAGAACAAGAAATATCGCGGTATTATCAACATTTATACGTCGATTGTGTTGGATTATAAAGCTCTGGAAATTCGTATTTGCAATGACGGAGGGAGATTGACCCGCCCCGTGTTACGTGTTCGCGATAATAAAGCTCTTATTACCCCGGAAATCATCGCGAAACTAAACGCGAAAGAGCTCTCATGGAACGATCTACTCACATCTTGTCGTATTGATGAATCGGTTATCGAATATATTGACCCAGAAGAGCAGAATTATTCGACAATTGCGATGAAAGCACGGGACGTGTATTTGAAAGACCAAAGCACGATTTCCTATTCTCATTGTGAAATTCACCCCAGTACCATTTTCGGGGTTTTAGCGTCTTGTATCCCCTACCCCGAGCACAACCAGGCACCAAGGAACACATACCAATGTGCTATGGGAAAGCAAGCGATGGGTGTGTATGCGACCAACTTTCAAAATCGTATGGATAAAACGGCTTATGTATTGACGTATCCATCTCGTCCTCTCGTGGATACTCGTATAATGAATTTCATTAAATTGAATCAAATCCCATCCGGAACACAGATCCACGTTGCGATTATGTCGCACACTGGTTATAATCAGGAAGATAGTGTGTTGATAAATAAGGGATCAATCGATCGCGGTCTCTTCTCCGCCACAATCTATCATACCGAGAAGGATGAAGACAAGAATATTATTCGTGACGAAATCATTCGTTGCAAACCCGATGCGACTAAGACAAAGGGTGTAAAATTCGGTAATTACGATAAATTGAATGCGCAAGGATTTATCCCCGAAAACACACTTGTTGAAAATCGCGATGTGATTATTGCGAAGATAGTTCCCATTAAGGAAAATCGCAATGATCCCACCAAAACGATTAAATATGAAGATCAGAGTAAGACATTCCGTACAAATGAGGAGACGTATATCGACAGAAACTATACGGGTCGAAATGGTGATGGATATAACTTCGCAAAGGTGCGAATTCGCACTCACAGAAAACCTGTTTTGGGAGATAAAGTATCATCTAGACATGGACAAAAGGGTACCATTGGTAACATTATACCCGAATGCGATATGCCTTTCAGCAAAGATGGGACGCGTCCAGATATTATCATTAATCCCCATGCAATTCCATCCAGAATGACTATTGGGCAATTAAAGGAAACTCTATTAGGTAAGGTATTACTCGAGTTGGGAATGTTTGGGGACGGTACCAGTTTTGGTGATCTCGATATCAAAACTATTTCAGCAGAGTTGCAAAAGGTGGGGTATGAAAGTTACGGTAATGAAGTGTTATATAACGGTCTCACTGGAGAACAAATGGAAACCAACATATTCATTGGCCCTGTCTTTTACCAAAGACTGAAACATATGGTCAATGATAAGCAGCATAGTCGTTCGATTGGTCCAATGGTAAATCTCACAAGACAACCAGCAGAAGGTAGGAGTCGTGATGGTGGTTTCCGTATAGGCGAAATGGAACGTGATGTGATGTTGTCTCATGGAATATCGCGCTTCTGTCGAGAACGATTGTATGATGCATCAGACAAATATAGCGTCCATGTATGTAAAAAATGTGGTATGATAGCAGCATATAATGATGGTTCAAAGAAGGCCTTCTTGAAAGACAACTTCACCATTCACAGTTGCAATACATGTAATAATTCAACAGATTTTGCAAAAGTAGAGGTTCCATATTCATATAAGTTGATGTCGCAAGAATTACAGACCATTAATGTCGTTCCGCGTTTGATTTGTGATTAAATAAAAGAAACCCATATTCCAATAAACCCCCTAATCTCGTGTTTTAAACCC